GCCAGAGCCTTGGCGTTTATCTCCGGCGCTACGCCGGTGCAGACTTCAGCAAGCAGAGTGTGGAAGTAGGACATTTTCATGCCCGACCATTTGGTACCGGAGCGCGGCTTTGAAATGACGTTGTGCACTTCTGAGGCAGTGATAACGCCGAGGCGCAGCTTGTGCCACGCCGCGTCACCTTGCTCTATGGTAGTTACGTCAATACTGGTACGCGCGAGGATGCTTTCTGGTGTCATGCTGCTGCCTTCTGCTTGAGGAACCCGAGAGCCTTGATTGCTTCCGGCTCAGAGAGGTCTGATGGTTGAAGGATTTCTCGCTTGAAAATTCGTGAGCAGAGAGGCAGCAGATCGTCATCCCAAGACTTATCCATCGTTAGCAGAAGATCGTTGATTTCCTGCATTGTGGATTCAGTTGCAGGCGTAATGTCACGTTCCATTTGGCGATCTGCGCTGTAGGTCGTGCTTTCGACAATGCGCTCGGCTTCGTCTTTGTCATAAATACCGGCAAAGCCAAACGCTAGGCGCGCGCACTGAATCATTGCTTTGTGTCGCAGCATGCGTTTCGGGTGTGATTGCCAGGGACCCGTTATTTCACGACCATCACGAGTTTTGAAAGGTTCCCGGCGGCACTCATCCATCCATTCGGTGACGAAGATCGGATGATTTCGGTCTTTGCGGTAAATTCTGCAGGTGCATGACTCGCTATCCTGTTCAAAGTCCATGCCGTCAAACTGCTGATTTTCATTGATGATGCGGGACCAGCCATCAACACCAACAACCGGGACGATGCCATTTTGCTTATCAGGGAAGGCATAAATTTCTTTAGTCCAGGGGTTGAGTCCATACTGGTTGGCGACAATCAACAGGGCGATGAATTGTGCCTCGCTGGCATCGCCCTTGAATGCAGTAGCGCGCAGCGTGGTAATCAGTTCCTGAGAGTCAACCGAGTTCATTCCAACGCGTTCTGCCAGTTGCCCGGCCAGCGTAACGAGAGCAGTGCTCATTGTTATTGTTCCTCTGAATTAAAACGGGCAGCCGGTGCGGTGTTCCCACTCGTAATCGGCCTGGGCGTAAGCAACAGCCGTCACGAACTCGTTATAAGCTTCGGTTGCGTTATCGTGGCTGAGACCGGCGTAAGGCTTGTTTTCAGGCGGGATAGAGAAAGTGACGAGTTGCGCCGGTGTTTTTGGGAAGAGGGCGATAATTTCGCTCGCCCGGTCATCAACCCATTTTTCACGTTCAATTTCTGCCTGGTGATCGAACGAGCGTCGCGCCTCGATACGGTCCTGGGTGAGATATGCGCTCATAGGCACCTCAGTAGTGAATTTTTGCGCGCGGTACCAGACCATCTTTCAGTGCCGTCAGCACTTCGATCGCCCGTTCGCGGGTGAGGGAGGTATTCGCCAGAAGGGCGTTGACGATTTCGGTACCGACAGTTTTGCGGTGTTTAACGTCGGCTTCACGTTTCGCTGTTTCGTCTGCGATACGCTGCTCTTCAGCCAGGCGGGCAGCTTCTTTGGCTTCGGCCTCACGCTTGATGCGATCGGCTTCTTCCTGTGCTTTGCGCTGCTCGGCAGCGATAGCGGCCTGCTTTTCAAGCTCAGCGCGCAGGCGTGCCTCTTCGGCTTCACGTTGCGCACGCTGTTCGGCTTCAATGCGCTGACGCTCGGCGGCTTCTGCTCTAGCTTTTACTTCAGCTTCACGGCGGGCTGCCGCTTCAATCTCTGCACGATGGCGGGCTTCATTTTCTCGCCTGACCATCTCCGCTGCTTCGCGTTTTAGCTGCTCATCACGTTCGCGCTGAGCTTGTTCTGCCTGGCGGCGCTGCTCTTCGCGGTCGCGGTCAATATCTTTGTTCATCAGCAGAGCCATCTCATGATCCGCTTCGAACCTGGCAGCGAGTTCCTGATCAAACCTGGCGTTCATCTCCAGCGCTTCGACGTGCAGCGCGTTCATGGCTTCCTCTGCCTTGAGGCGCTCCTGCTCGGCTTCCCATTCGGTGAGTGGGCGGCGGGTCGCATCGCGCAGCTCGTCACAGGCATCAACGAAACGCTTAATCTCGGCCTCAGCAGGGCGCACAGCCTCTTTCAGTCGCTTGAGGTACTCACGCCCCGGCTTTTCAATTGCCGTCTTGCTGCGTGATACCTGCGCCGCCAGCGAGGCGACGCGGTCACGGCCTTTTTTGGTGCTCAGGTCAGGCACTTCACTGACCGCCTGGCGGATCTGGTCGAGATAAGAATCAAGCCCGTTCGGGACATAAAGCGCCGGAGCCATGTCCGGTTTAATTTCGATAACAGCTAAATCCGTTACTTCGCTCATGGCATCTCCTGAAATTAATTTGTGCGTCGCCCGGCTGCGTGAAGCCAGCCAGTCGGTTGATAAAGTGGTTTACTGGTTGCTTAAAGCGGAGGCAGGCACTTCATCAGCGCGAACAATCCTCTCTACCGGGAAGCAGTCACCGGCTACACGCTGCTCAACAGCTGCGTCCTCGCATTGCGCATGCGTCTCGTAAACGCCGATAACGACATCCCTGAAATCACCGTTTGTCATGCCAACGGTCAGCACTAACGCGAATAATGTTCCCATCAGTGAAGAGACCTCCCGGTTGACTGGCGTAGCTGATCAGCGGCCTGGTTCCACATGGACTCATTTCCGAGATATTCCGCAATTGCCGCTTTGCTTTGTGCTGCGCGCACTTCATCTGTACCGTTAGGGTCGGATTGGCGAACGATATGACCGAAGCCAGCAAGAATCATGTTTTCACGATTCATGGTGAAAGCGTTGCGCGGGCAGTCCACTTGTGACAGCCGCCAGATATAATCGCATCCAAGCTTGGTTACTGAGTACTGAGTGCCTTTGTGAGTGACGATTTGCTGCATAATTTCCTCCCGGACTTTCCCGGCGTCAGAGCTATTAACCTTTGCGCATAAAAAAAGGCGGTGGATGGCCGCCTGTGGTTGTCATAACTAAGCCGCCTCGGTGAAGCGACTGAGGTATAAAAAAAGCCGCTGGTTAGGCGGCCTGATTTGTCCATTCGCGTGCATTTCGGCGATTCATCCATGCCAGCTTTACCCACAAGTCGTGGAAGCCATCACCCTTCACTGTACATTTGCATTTGACCCGGTAGCGTTTGTAATTCTCGCCACATTCAGCTGCGTATTTCCGTGCTGTGATTGCCATCGCCTTACCCTCTGTAGTTACCCGCTGATGCGGGAGAAATGCTTTGGTGGTAGCCAGTGGCGCTCTATCCACTATTCTCGTTTTGCCTTTGGCTACGAAGTTCATGACTACCCCAAAACATTCCGTTTTGTGCACCCGACATTGTCCGCCGCGCGCCCGGTATGCCATGACCCCCTAAGGTCTGGAGATAGCGGGGAACTGAGTTATGCGAATCTCTTCGCTCAACATCAGGTGCAATGAATAAGTTGTTAATGTGCAGGCTGACTCATGTCTGCCGCGGCTTAACTTCCGGTGGCCGCATCGCTGTGTTGTCGCGATGGGTTAAAGATACAGATAAAACTGTATTATCGTCAACAGACAAAACTGTAATTAATTCGAGAATAAACATATGTATCTGTATTGGAAGGTAATTAATTTTTATTGAGACGAAAAAAAACCGGCGCAAGCCGGTTATTTAAGAGGAAGTGGGGGCGTTTAGCGTTTTCTGCGGTAAATCCGGTGTTCAATCATGACGCCGATAATAGTCAGCGGCTGGTGATCGCTGTTAATCACAGGATAGTCGTTGTTAAGCGGAACAAGCTCAAAGTGCTGGCGCCCACTGGCATCTGTGTAAGTTGGCCGGTACTTTTTGAACGTCGCCTGGTCGCCCCCGTTCTTCGCCACAACAAACTCACCAGGCACTGGTTCAACTTCCGGGTCGACAATGATCACATCACCGGCTTTGAAGTCCGGCTCCATTGAGTCACCCTCAATGCGCAGAGCGAAACTGTATTCCGACAAATCTAGGTCTGTCAGGACATACTCAAGACTGCCATCAAAGGCCTCTATAGGATTTTTTTCTGCAAGCGCTCCTGCCTGCACATAACTAATCAAAGGAACTCTCCTGCTGTTCACTTCCGAAATCGGCATGAATGCGCCGCCGTTCATTAGCCAGTCAGCGTCGCATCGTAGAGCCTTGGCAATCCCAATTATGTTACGTGGCTTGAGGGTCTTTCCATCCTCAATACTCTGCCATGACTGTTGTCTGATGCCAGCTTTTTCAGCTGCTTCTGTTTGAGTCAGCCCCAGCTCAATTCTTTTCTGTTTAACGCGATCAGCAAGGCTCACTTTCTTCTCATTTCCTTCAGTTCTTCTCGCTTTCATTGGCCTGCATCCTGGCAGAAAAAGTTACCGAATCCCTTAACCCAAGAATCACAGTTAAAACTGTTATTGACAAACAGAAATAACTGTCTCAGAATACAGATAAAACTGTGGAGGTGATATGGAAACAATTTCTCAGCGCCTCAAGCAAAAACGTGAAGAGATGAATATGTCTCAGTCTCAGCTGGCCGCACTTGCTGGGATGAAGCAGCAATCTCTTCAGGCCATCGAGGCAGGGACAACTAAGCGTCCACGTTATTTGGTTGAGCTGGCTCGCGCACTTAAGTGCGACCCGGAATGGCTGTTATTCGGTGATAACGACGCGAAAGCTCATTAACACCACCGCTCTTTAACAATCAAAACTCAAATTTAAACCGGCTGATTCTTCAGCCGAATCAACTAATCACAAAGGAAGTATCGCAAATGGAAAGTTCAACAACACGCAACAAAGCGGAGGCGCGGCGGATAGAGAGCTGGTTACACAGCCAGATCGCAGAACTGGGCGCGACTCGCATCGCAGAGCTGCTTGGGGTCAACAAATCGACCGT